GTACTTGAACAGCTTATCAGAAAACCAACAATCATGGGTATGAAATTTTTCACTTCTCCTCCTGTTGTATAAAGTGTGTGTATTTTATAGAATAGAAATAGGAATAGTCAGTGGTATTTTGCCAAATTCCAAAAGAACTATTTCGTCCCTTTTCTCTTTCTAATGTAACATGTTGTTTAATTTCTGTCAAGAGATTTTTTTCATTTTCTATTTTCTCTTGGCTTATACTGTAATAATAACTTGATTCTGTTATATTGTCAAGTGGAAAATATAAACTTTCTTGATAATCCTCAATCTTTCCAATAGAAACCGTCCTGATGGTTGAATTTACTTTTGGTTCAAATAGGTTGCCGATCAAAGGACTGTTACTCTCAAACCACCCATTAGTAACAATAAAATTAGCAATTCCATTATTTATGTTAGTATACAGGTCTCCAATTGGCCCTTGTCCAACAAATGACTCCATGTGGCGATTTGAAAATAAATAAACAGAAGAAACAAGGCCCGACCGTGCATATTCTTGCAACACGTTCCAAACAACTCTATTATGCTTGGCTTGAGTCTTGGATAGAAGAAAAGGGTCTGGTGAAATAAGGGCAACTCTTATGTTTCTGTCTCTAATCTGTTCTAAGACGGCCAAAGTCGCAGCGGAAACTTTTCCTCCGCCACAAACAACAAACCAGACATCATCTTCGTTTCCAAGCTTTAGTTTTCTACTTAATTTGGGTATATTCTGCTCATATTCCTCATAAGTGATAGAAGATGGAATTCCTTTACCTTCATCTAAGCAGATAGTCTTTATTTTTGACATTTCTTTAATACTTTCACAAATATTTTGGCCAGCTTGGCCTAATCCGATAACTACCATTGTATTTTCTCCATTTTTCCTAAATTCTTTCCAATTTTCACATTCGTTTTGAAGTGTCCAAGTGTTGTGTCTTGAAAAAGCCGAATGATGTTAGATAACTCTTGTTTGTCCGACTTGTGAAGGTCAATGACCAACGAGTCATGCACCAAAAAGGCAACATTCGACTTCATTCCTCGCAAATAGCGGTGGATTTTGTTGGCTTGGGTGAGGAAGTTGTCAGAAGAGGTTGACTGTACCAAGTAGTTAAGTGCATGGAAGTCATCTGAAGGTATCTTTCTTCTAAACGGAGTAGTGACAACTCCATCTGCATAGTGTTTCTCCAAGACTTTTGTCTTATCGTAGTAATCCGACTCAATGACTCGTGATGTCGGGTTGTATAGCCATGCAAAAATCTTTGTCTTCGCATCATCTCGGCTAATATTATCATCAAAAAGATTGTTTTGATTCCAATCATGAATGTCTCCTGTGGGTTGGGGGTGCCCTGATAGGTTTAAAAGTGTTCTTAACTCGGCACCATTGAAGTCAAGCTCTACAAATAGGTCGTTTTGAGGCATAACACAATCTCGGATTTCCTTTTTAAGGTTTAAAATAGGAAAGGAGCCTTCGTGTAGTCCCAAACGGCCCGTTATTGTACCAAAAATGTTGTAATTGACCACATTCTTTCGGTCCCAACAAGATCTTGCTAGGTACATGGCTTTCTTGTCGGTATTGGCGAATTTCTTTAACAATGGCCAATCAATTTGAACCTCTTGTTTTGAAATTTCACGACATGTTATCATCAAATCGTGTAAAAATGAGTAATTCATGGGTCGCTGGTGATTTCCAACGATCCATTCCGTTATCTCATTCAAAGTTTGGTAGTAATGCTGAATGTCTTGTAGTGGAACAAGCTCATAAAAGCAAATATCGCTCATGTTGACCTTAGAGGCCACAAAAGATTTGATATGTGCTTTCATTTTTCTTTGTCGTGCTTGCCAACGGTCCTCTAAGTGAGGAGGACAAACATCATTTAGAAGTTTTCCCTTTGCGTATATTTTTGCTAGGTTGACTCTTTCGTCTCCAAGCCTCGGTGACCAATCCCAAGTTGCGGTCATATTCTTTGGAAGGGAACCCGCCCTTAATTTTCCATCTGCAAACCATCCTGTACAATCCTTTTTATCATCAATTATTTGAAATATCATTAGCCCTCCGAAGCTTTCCTCTGTTTGTTCAATAAATTATTTAATGTTCCTGATCTCGTTCTGTACGAAGTCTGAAACTGAGTATTAATATAATCCATTGCTCTGGAGTTGTCAAGCTTTTCTGCAAAGATTTTTGCTTTTTGTTTGACTCTTGCTTCCTCGGGCACACTTAAATAGTTGTATTCTTCTATATTCTTAAATGTTATATATAAATTAATATAAAAATTATTATTATATATTATATTATTAATATTATTATATCTATAGGTAATATTTTTTGCTGTTTTATTGCATTTTATAATAAATTCTTTCTTTATAGGATTGCTGGCAATAAATGTTCTATATCCGTTTTCTAAAAGTTGTCTTAAAAAGACTGTATCTCTTTCGTAGCACTTTTGGAATCTTTTTTGAAATGTTTGTCTTAAAGTTAGTAGTTCTAAATCTTGTCTATGTGTTAAAGTAGCTGGTGATTGTAGATCGCTTATTAAAATCCATGGGCTAGCTTTGTTTACATAGAATCCAAATTGTAATGCAACTTTTGTGTAATACTCTAAGAATCTGTTTTCTAAGAAGAAATCACTCTTTTGTTCATCATTTCCACAATCTAAGTTTGCTATTGAGACTGCCAAACCTGATGTAAAGATGCTTGACTTGCCGGATCGTTGAAAACCTGAGAAGGTTGTTGGGAACTTTGGCCCGTTGATTCTTTGAAAAGAAACAAATTGTTTTGTCCATTCACCATAATCAATAATACTATCCGGCTTGACTCTGTCATTAAAAAGAAAAATTTGATTGTTTAAATACTCTCTGTAAAGATTGACTGGATCTTCATAGGCTTTGTAAACAACTATGTTTGATAAGAATGGGTCATCGCTCGGTAGTTTTCCAAACGAAACAGACTGTTTTATTTTGTTTTTAAATAGTCTCAATTGTTCAGCAACAAAATCTAAAACAAAAAAAGTTTCACCATCTTGCGGAACAAGTTTAAGTTTTGTTTCCCTAACATAAATCGTATCATCGTCTTGATTGATTCGGCCATACAATGCTCTTTCTAAAAAGTTAAAGTCCTTAACATTCTTCGGAACCTCACCCAGCTCATCTTTAAAAGAATTTACTTTATAGTTTGCTCTGTCAACAGCTAGGGTTGATGTAATCTTTGTTTCGTTTTTTCCTTTATACTTGCTCATTGTCGTTCACTCGTTTCTTGTTCTGCTTCAGGATCTGTAATGTCCGGAACACCTTCACCTGTTGCTGCCAAAGCAGCAATATCATTCTGGACTTTGACGATCAAACCACTACAAGAGTTTGTCTGCTCATCACCAGCATCTATGTCTGTTATGTTCTCACAAACGGATATTACCTTTTCTTTCTTATTTGTAACTCCACCCTCTTCACCAGAATAAACATAATGAGCCTCGACATCTGTCTCAAACTTACCAGATGATATTGTGGATGTTACTTTTAAAACTTGCTGATAACCACCAATCCCCATGATGTTTGATAGGTTTGGGGCATTTTCCGTACCAACTCCTGTCTGTGGGAAGCCAAATTCCAAGCCTCCAATTCCAAATGGATTGAGCCAAAATTCCATGCCCGGATATAACAAGGTGTTTCCTATCATCTTCATAGAACAACGATAAACAGAAGATAACTGCAAAAGACTGTTGGCACCTTGTGTAAACATTCTTGATTCTCTCAAGCCGTCAATCTCTGTTCGTGAAAATGAAACAGTTTTTACAAGACCTTGTTTTGCTCCGATGTCAAAATGATAAACACCATTTGATTCATCGATTGATCTCACTCCCCTACCGGAATGATTTGCTTGTCTGTAATAAGGAAAAACAACTAAATAAGAAACTAAGTTTCGCACATCAGTAGTTCCGCTTCCCTCCACTGCTGTTTTAAGCGGAAGTAAACCATTGCTATAAGAGGTATCAACATCAATTATTGGTCCTTCAAGCTCCCACATTGGATCCATTGCATCATAGTCGCCTTTAACTGCCAAGATATTTGTTGTTTGAAACATTAGTCGTTTTATCAAATCCTGATTGATGCAGGACTCGTTGAATACATTTGAAACAAGATAAAACATAAAACGTTTTATAAACTCTATCACAGAAAGATTATCTATTTCCTTTTTTGTTATATGTTCATCATACCACTCTGTAAATGTTTCAAGGTCAACAGGTATTTGGCCAATGTTTATGAGCTGATCTCCTTTAAAAGGGTCCGTTATAACAAAAGAAGATAAGATGAGTTTTACATTTTCAACTTCTGGTAGTTGATTTCCTTGCTCATCATACATGCACTCTGTCAAGAAATAAACTAAATCAGCAAAATAAAAGAAATAGATTTTTGAATTGTTTTGATAATCAGCATCTTGGACAAATTTAGAATCAATAAACGACCATGTTTCATCTATGCCCTTATTATCTGGTATGCCCTCTGCTGGTGCGCTTTTGATTTTCTCTTTTCTCTGAATCCTTGGGGTTTTTGTAAAGAACTCTCTTCTTCTGAACTGATTTAGAGATGGCTTGTCAATGTTTACTGTATAAAGCTTATTGTGCAAAATCAAGTCTCTCACCAACCTCTGCCTTGTGTTTTCAACTGCTCCTCCGTCAAGGGCATTGATTGCATTTTTTAATCTTCTTCTTCCTTCTTCGTCACATGCCTTATTAGGATTGATAAGTGATTCTTCAAATTCTTTTACATACTTTTCTTGTACCTTTTTTACTTCGCGATCGACAAGAGCATTCATGCGGTTTGAATCCAAAACACCCTCGATGTAAGCAACATAATCAGCAGTAACCGTAACTGTTCCATCATTTGCTATGTCAACATTATGATCAACCAAGTTAAGATAAAATGTTTTGTTTGTGAGTGCCAAAGCGTTGTTAAAATCTTCGGATTTCAAACCTCTTTTACTTAAAATGTTGCGAAACTCTTCATCGTTTCTCCCAGCCCACCCAACATCTGCTCTGAGTCTATAAAATGTTGGGTCATAATAAAGAGGCGAGAATGAGTTCTCACCAGATCTAGGGCAGAATTTTGTGTTTACAAAGAGATCTAAATAGCGAAATGTAAATGTCTTGTCTCCATCCACTACCGTCCTTTCTTTTACAAAGTCTTGAAATGATTGAAAAAACAATGTAAGTTTTGCCCTTACATATTTTGTAGCAGTAGCGGGAGTCTCTCCATCAAAAGAAAATGAAAACTCTTTAATTCCAAGACCCTCTCCTCTATCAATAGAGGTAGAGTTCTCAAAAAGTTTATTTATCCTATCTTTTGAATTTGAAGATGGAAATGGAAACTCGTGTGTGATGTATTTCTTGTTTTCTTTGTTAAAATAAACCTTAAATAATCTTATCTGCGGCATAAGAGCAGCATGAATGTCGGGTGTCATGTTTAGAAAGCTTTTTACTTGTTCTGCTTTTGGCAGTTTAAGCTTATTTATAATTCGATTTTGATCTGGGTTTGTTTGATCTCCTGCCTGAACCATGTAGAATCTATTATTGTAATAGCCCTTTCTGTGAAGAGGGTCCAAGAAATCTCCTTCTTCTGATTCTTTACGGCTTGAATCATACTCCAGCTTGTTATCAAAATCTGTTTTAAGATCTTCAAGATTTAAAAGAAGGACACATTGTTTGTAGTTCTTCTGTCTTTGCTTGATAGTTTCTTCACTAAGCTCTTCTTCATATCTGGATGAGGTTGCAAGTCCGCGAATTGCATCAATCGCGTTTTCCTCGGCTCGCTCCATAATGTCATTGCCACTGTCTTGAACATCGTCGCGTGAGAGGTGTGATAATTCTTTTGCTATCTCTATTCTTACTAATGATTCATAATGGCGAAGCAGGAATGGAAGAACAATATCAGCAGCCGGCTTAGCTTGTTCATCTCTGAATTCTTCAAGCTCCCTCTTCAGAGCAGCATCTTGTTCTCTTTCTAGTTGTACATTGTCAATAAATCTTAAATAGTGGTCCAATATAACATCATCAATTGTAAACGGACTATCAGCATCGGAATACAGTTTCCACCATGTACCTTCATCTCTTGTTAGATTTTCAAGTTGATTCAACCCTTCAAGTTCAAAATCCACATATTTAAGAGGCTGAGATAAAGCGTTTCTTGCGTCATCTCTATCATTTAAAAACAAGCTATAAGTACTATTTGTTAATCTATTTTGCACTTGTTCAGTGGTAAGATTAAAATTCTCTGATGGGAAAGTCTGCTCTTGATCTCTATATCTAATAAAATATTCTCCTCCGGAAAGACGAATAAATGGTAATTTTTCCGCTCTACCAAAACCATCGGTATTTATAAAATCTTTTATGCTTTGTTCGACTTCAACAGCAAAATCTTTTAAAGTAAATCCAACGAGTTCCGGATATGTGTCGGCTATATAATCTGATTCTTGAAACTGCTTGACAAGCTTTATCCTAAGCTCTTTTGACACTTGTTCTGTTGCATCATTTTGAAATTTGATAAAAAATGCACGTTCGGTGTCATTAAGAGTGCGTTTTTTTATTAGGCTGCTGAAAACCAAATCCAACCTAGACCTCAATGCTGGTGCATCAGGTGGATATCCAATGTTTATAAGCTCCTTGAGATCCTCTTTTTCTAACAACCCGACAGTAGATAGGGCAATAAACTTTTCACTAAGAGACAGCTCTAGATATGATAGTTCTATTTGAAATCTTATAAGTCTCCTCACCTCACTATTATTGACTTTGATTGAAATCTTGTCATCAAATATAGTACCAGTACCAAGTAGCTGTATTACTGTTTCACCACTAAGTCTTCTGAAGGCAATCTTTTTATCTCTTATTTGTGAAAGTATACCCATTACTCAAGTATCTCCATTGCTAAGACAATATCGGTTGGGATTTTAATTTCCTCTCCAACCTCTATGTGTGATTCGGTTGGTTTTCTATTGAACAAAGCAATGAGATACCAAAGTTTGTGATCATTGTAGTGTTGCTGAGCTAGTTTGAAGTAGCGATCTCCAACAGACCAATAGTGAGAAACATAAGGAATTCTCAATAGATCTTCATCTGTTGGGCTTTTATAAGATGGGGTAGTATACTGTTTTACTTTCTCAACACCACGAGACTCAAAGATTTGTTCATCCTTATATGTCTTATTAACAGCAATTCTTCTCTTTCTAAATCTACTCATCTTCTTCTCCAAAAATCCATTTCTTATAATTATCACCACCAAGCCAATTGTTTTCATTATCAAATCCAACATCATGCTGATGAAGAACATTCAACTGACAAGAGATTGTATATACTTTTGGATAATGGTTTCCGTCTTCTATTAACATTCCCATTTCCAAATCAGGTGTGAAGCTAAAGCCATCAACATAACCTAATAAACCGTCTTCGTCATCTGCGGATCTGATTAGGTTTGAAAACTTAACTTTAATTAGTGGAGGTCGTGCGATAGAAGAAGCGGATGTTATAGTTTCACCATCAACTTGGACTTGGTCTTTGCTGTATGCCGGATATAACATCGCACCTAGTGCATTTATCATCTGAACATTTCTCTTAGCAGTTGCCAAATTCCCAGCAGGAACTGTCCATCCAACAGAGATCGTTCTCTTTGTTCCTTGGAATGTTGCGATTGGATCCATTCTTCCGAAAACTTCTTCTGAATTCCAAGTAGACGCAAAGTTTTGACTAAACTCATTTAAAAAAGCCTTAAAGGTTACTGTGTGACCTGTAATCATGCTTTTAAATTGAAGTTCGCTCTGAGTCTTGTTGGCATAGTCATTTTGACTGCCTTCATCTGGTTGGCCTTTTGTTTTATAATTAAAAGATGGAAATGACATTAGCTACCCTCCGCTACTGCTACAATTGTCTCTGCTGTTGCTTTATCTATATTTTTAAGTTCTGCTTTTATGAAATCCTTGAGAGGAGCATCATTGACTGTTAAAGTGATTTCAATTTTCTGCTGATAAGCGGCGGAGATTGTATCTCGTATGCCATCAACAGTTGCCGCTGCACCTTGCGACATAGCTCTTGCAGATGTTCCAGTTGAAACTAATGCTAAGTTTTCTAAAGTATTTTGCAGTTGTATATTATCATTTATTAATGCTGCAACTTGAGCAAGCCCGCTTACAATTCCTGCGAACGATACGGCACCTAAAACAGTCGCAGCGCCTGCCAATAATCCCATACCAACTGAAGATGCCGTTGCTGCTGTTGCTAATCCGCCAAGACCTCCGGCTAATACACCTATTCCTCCGCCAATAGTAGCCACAGCTGTTGCTATAGCACCACCAGCACCAACGAAAGCAGTCGCTGCGGCACCAAGAGCAGGCCCAGCAGAGAACAATGCTGCGATCAATAGGCCGATTGTGAGAGTGACACCTATAAAAATCTTATCGCTTTCGCTAAAGAAGTGTATTGCGTCAATTAAAAGATCTATAAACATACCCAAACCTTCAAGTAGGGGCTCCACAAAAACAGCAAATTCCGCCATTAAAATTGAGAACTTCTCTTGTAGTGGTATTGTTGCCTCTACTGCTTTGTTAAAGTTTTCTTGTATATTCGCTGTTCTATTCATTCTCTGTTGGTATTCTTCATACTGGCCCATGTTCATTCCAAAGATTCTCTGAGCCTCGTTCATGTCACTAATACCAGCAGCTGCAGCTATCGCTTCTTGCTTAAACTTATCCATGTCTGCAAAGTTCGTACCTTGTATTTGAACTTGCTGTATTAGTGTCTCTATTCTCTTATCTTCTGTCATCAACAGCATTTCTGTCGAAGAAAGTTGACTACCCAAAATAGCATTTAATTTTCCCACAGACTCTGCTGCTGAATCGAACCTGTTGAATTTCTGAGCCATGCCCAAGAGAGTTCCCATTTCTACTCCGGCGGCTTTGGCAGCTGCCGAGAGTCCCTTGAACACTCCTATTGAGCTTTTACCATACACAGCAATTACCTTCTGTGCTGCATGAAAATCAGAAATAAGCTTGGTTGATGCAATGTCTGCATTCGCACCCATCTGGATCATCTCTTTTGTGAAATTGGAAGCCTCAAGCGCACTCATTCCCATGTTTAATGTGAATGTATTAAGCAAAGTAGCAGATTCACCAGCTGAAACGCCTATTCTTGTTAATAGAGCACCTGTTGTGACAAGCGTTCCTTTGGTTTCATCACCTAGATCTGTAAACCCAACAAACTGCTCCGCTAGCGATTTGAGAGATTCTCCAACATTTTTAAAATTAGCACCGAGAACATTAGCTTCTTGTCTTATACTCAACAAAGTACCAGCATACTTATCACCCAAGCCTGTTGCTTTGGCAAATGCAGCTGAGGCAGAGTCAAATTCTCTTACCATCATTATTGTTGATTCTACCATCTTTGTTACAATACTATTAGCAAAGTTGGTTACATTGACGAATTTACCGAAAGAAGCGGTCATGACTCCAAGAGGGTTTTCTGATTCCTTGAGTGCTCCAATAAAGCCGAACATAGAGCCCGCCACACCTTCTGAGGCTTTTGTAAAGAATCCAGACATTGTGGCATATTTGTCAAAGACAGCATCAGACTGCTTGGCAAACTTCTTCTGAGCCTCGGTTACTTGTGAAATTTCATAACCTTGATCTTTATATGATTGTACTACTGCTTCTCTTTGAGCGACGATTTCGCGCAACCGATTGCCCTCTTCAGAGTGATCACTGAGTGCAGCGGCAGCGAGCTGGTTTGTTTCTTGTTGATATTTGTTAAGCTGATCTGCTATTTCCAGACGGTCGCTTTGCAATCTCGCCATGTCTAGATCTAAATTTTGAGACCTTGTCTTTGCATCAAGTTGCTCGTTTGTTAGATCGGCGATGCTCTCCATGGTTTCTTTGATCTTCTGAAGGCCACTGCCTTTGACATCAGCATCAGAAAGCTCCGCGATTGCAGCGATCAATTCTTCTTTGGAATTTATTGGGTATTTAGCCATTCATTTATGCCTCAGTGCTAAAAGGCCAAGTTATTCCAGTTGTTTGTTCAAAATTGCGAATTGCTTGGTTTAAAATCTCTTTTTGTTTAATTGTCAACATGTGATCAGGGCCATGAGCAACATATGCATCAATAAAGCCTTTCTGTGCCATAATCGCATTTGCATAAGATTTGACATCCCTTTCTTCGCCTGTAATTGAAAAGCTTAAAGTGTTGTCCACATCTTCGCCTTCTTCTTTGATCATTTGACCAGCAAGTTCATGCGCACCGAGTTGTGCCTGCATCTTAACATCCTTGCCATAAATGTACTTGAGAATCTCTTTGTTCCAAGTCCCAAACATTTTTAACCACGATTCATTTAGTAATTTTTTTTCACTCATAATAAGCCCTCGCAATAAATAGTAAATAAAAGCAAAAGCCAAGAACTATCGCTTTCTCTTGGCTTTTTCAATTTGTTTTTTCTCTTCTTCGAATTCTTTTTGTAATCTTACAAGAAACCAGTTCCTCAATCCAACAGGTAGGTTATACGCCTCAATAAAGGACCAGCCACCATGATGCTTAAGCAAAAAGAATTGCTCATACACAGATTCCATGTACTTAGGAGTCAGGCCAAAAAAAGTCCGCTCCAAACGGAACCTCCAATTCTTGCACATGACCACAAGAGTCGCAAGAGAAGTTCTTTATAATCTTAACGTTGGGAGAAATCAATTTATAAGCATTTCTTAGAAATCTTGAATCCTGAGCCGGCATTACATCAACATACTTATTAATGACTTGTCGATCATCATATCCCGAAATGGATACAATCATTTGCTTAAACTGATCCGTCATAATAGACTCATTAAGTTTCTTTTTTCTTTTGTTTGTTGTTAATGCCGCAAGTTTAATCTCGTCTTCACCAGTGAGGAGTTTAAGCTCAATGTCAAAATTAGTCATTGGTGTTCTGGCAATGAAGGTACCAGAATCTGTTTTAGTAATGTTTACAGTCTCATCCCACTTTGATTCGGTAACTTCTGGATTTGAAATGTCAAATTCTTCTTCTTGCTTGGCACCACACGATGGGCAAGATACTTGTGTCTCATAGATATGGCCATATCCCGATGCTCTTGCAGCTACGATAATAGCATTTCTATCTCCAACTAAAATACTTTTGGAGTTAATACCCTTGTCAACCAGAATATTCTGAATGAATCTTTCTAATGCCAAGCCTTTCTTCAACAGAGTTTGAGAAGTTAGAATGTCTTCGTCTTTTGCCGTCATGAATCTTATTTCGATAACTTCCTTCCCGCGCAAAGCATGTCCTTCTGGGTATCCGTTTCCTCTTGATGGAAGCTCAACAAACTCTGTTGGAGTTACAAAATCAAGAGGAGATGATGGTGGAGCATCTGTGGCTTGAGAGTGTGCTCCTGTTCTCTCTAAATTATTTCTATTACTCAATTTTCACCTCGCTTCTAAGTAATTTCTGCTCTATCATAGCTGATTGTTAAATCTATTGTCAACAGCTCATCGCTAGAATAGTCTAATTGTCCGAAATTTGCGGATTTTATCCAAGGATTCTCAAGTGTCCAAGTATCAGAGGGTGTTCCATCTGCCTTCAATAATACTATTTGAAAATCTGCACCATTCGTAAAGTTTTTTGATAAGTCTATCTTATTTACACCATCTGTTTGACTAGCATCCGGATAATAACCTCCGGATACTAAAGTGTCATACAAATCTTTTATTCTATTGGAATCATCAACGATTGAGATCTGCACATCATTCCAATTTACGGTGCCCGGATATTTAAATTTATGATTTCCAAGCAAATAAACACCATCATTTATATCAAATGAAGGTGTTTGTGCATTCTTAACCCAATACCAAACAGAATCCTGACTACCGTTCGTAATTAAAAATCTATATTGGCGCTTAGGTTCTGTTGTCGGATTGCTCCAAAAAGCCATAATTTACCTCTAGGAAGGAGTACCAGCCTGGAACTGCTCATCAGTGTCCTTGCTATCACATTCAGCCCAATCATACTTAAGTCCAATCTCAACTGTTTTAAGATCTTCGTTAGTGTAGTCTAGGTCTCCAAACTTAGCAGAAGTAAGAATAGGATTTTTAAGAGTCCATTTTTCAACCTGTGACCCTTCTGAGTCGATAACTGTAATAGTAACACCTTTAATGCCATCATTGTTCATCTTGCTCTTAGAAAGCGTTGAAGCTGAGCTATTTCCGACTCCAACTGGTGCCGCAGGAACAGTATAACCAGAATTGATAATCATTTGGTTTGTCTGCTTTACCGCATTCTCAGAAATAGGATCAACCAAGGTCAAAGAAATCTCTTGCCACTGGACCTTTCCGGGAAAGTGATACTCGTTGTCTAAAAATGTATGAGATACATTAGTGACTGTATAGTTGGGAAGGCCAACTGACTTAGCATACCAGAGAGGGCTTGTATTTAAACCATCCAACTGAACAAGAAATCTATAATTTCTTTTTGGCTCGCTATTGCTGTTTGCTGTACTCCAAAATCCTGACATATTAATTTTCTCCTATAATCATTAATAACTAGTGTTACAGTTCAATTCCGCTACGTGTTACAACAAAGTCTACAACAATAAACTCGATTGCGCTGGCTGGCTTAATAAGAACTTTTGCATAAAGAATGTTTCTATCTACAAGGTCTGCGGTAGTGGTGGTTTCATCCAATACCAACTTGTACTCTGTGATTCCAAGTCTAGACTGAACATCTGAAAGAATCTGATCTGCTTGGAACTTAAAACGATTCCAAGTTGCTTGAACATTCTGATCAAACAGAATAGTCTCTGCGACATTTCCGATTCTTCTCTTAAGATGAAGAAGTAGACGACGAACATTGATTCGATCCAAAGCAGAAGCATTCTGCTGCATGGTCTTTTGACCGAAGATTACAATGTTACCAGAAGCAGGGAATCTAGCAATTGGATTAATATTTACTTCGTAAAGGTTATCTCTATCTGCCTTAGTAAGGTGCTCAAGAGTTCCGTTAACGCGAGGACCGTTTGATCCACCTAACTCATTGATCCCACCTCTGTTAAATCCAGCAGGTGCAAACCAAGGCTCTGATGTTCCTTGGGACTTTGCGATTGCTCCAATAGCAGCAACTGATGGAGGAACAATAAGAACATTATTACCACCGTTGGCTGTGTCTGTGATACGAACTGATGGGTAGTAAGTTGCAACATAAGATGAATTGATCAATCTAGTGTTTGCTGTTGAAATAGCAGTTGAAGCGGCACCATTTTCTTGTGAAGCAGCCTCAAACTCATGTCGATAGATTCCATTTAAGTCAACAACTGCCATTGCATCTCCACGATCTTCACAGATTTGAATCATGCGGTTTGTGATCGTAGTATCGGTCATTCCGGGCATAGCAATCATTTCGTACTCAACAACTTCTGAATCTGCTACTGTATCAAGTGCTTTTTCAATTGTGTGCTTAACATAGTTAGTGACACTGGTATCGCTGTCACCGATGTGATAATCAGAGAATGGTGATACCTTTTTGATATCAACACCATCGGATCCTCCAACCATTGGAGCACGGTATTGCTTAACACCTAAATCAAATAGTGATTGAAGTGTATTTCCTGTTCCTTCACCATAACCCATAACTCCTTCGTTGAAGTAGTATAGTCCGTTTGATGCAACAATTTCTTCCAGTGAGAAAGTAAACGATAGTTCAAACGAGTTACCGGCTGCGGTTACATTGTTTGGAAGAACACGCAAGATGTCTCCATAACTAGCATCGCGATAAGTTGTAGATCCTTGATAGTGTCGAACACCAAACACAGAAGAAGCAGCATAGTTTCCACCTTGGTTTGTGTTTAGACTTGTAAGTCTAAGTGATGGGAAGTTCAAAGACCCTGTAAAGCCTGCAACCAATCCACCTACAAGGTCACTAGCTGGGGCTCCGGAACTTGCAATTCCATTCCCACCTAGAATATAGGGATCTGTAAATGCTGCACTTGGAGCCGCTGCTTTTGTTTCAACATTTGCGGATCCTGATCTAAAAGACCAACCTTTGTGCTGAAGAGGACCTTCGAATCCAACAGGAAGAGCGAATGAGTCTTCAAGAGTTTGATTGGCAACAGCTGCATCAAGCTCTACATATACATAATCAGATACATTTGCATACTCTCCGCGAACATTATACTTCTTGTTCGTGGCATCCCAATCTAGATACTGATCACCGATCTTTTTAGCGATAAAGTTTTCACTGGTAAGGTCCAAGTTACAGTTAGAAAATCTTTCTAGAATCTGCTTTCCGTTCATAATCTTAACAGTAAATGAAGAGTTAGGGTTTTGAGAGTTTCCTACCCGAAGGTCACCGATCTCTACATGTAGGTTTTTACTTTCCCACTCACCAGCAGAGTGTGCGACAAGGCGAAAAAGCTGTGCTCGGTTACCACCGACTTTTCTGTTTAAGAAATAACCGGTCTTTGCTTGCTGAGCATCGAACTGATGATAGGCCCAGTTTCCTGTTTCTGCTCCTCCCTCTTGAAGCGGAAGAATAACGCCATATTGATCTACGGCATTGTGGACCAATACATCGTCTGTGACTGCTTGCTCAAAGGATTCACCAAGCCAATATGATTCATTTGTAGTTCCAAAGTTGTCACTAGCTTCAATCTTCTGTGGATTGGTATTGAATCTATTTCGAATAAAGTCTTCTGCATTCGGGTCAAAAGAAAAACTAATTGAATTACCTTCTCCGGAAGAAGAGGATACAATCATGGTAAACTTTCCACCAGCAGTTGATTCTATCAATTGTGCTGTTGCCTTCTGTCCTGCGTTTCCTAGAGAATCACTTCCACTAAGAAGCAAAGAAGACCCTGTGGCATAAAAGATAGCAGCCAAAGAACCGGTTGGGTTAGTGGTTGCTGATGCAGATGGCATAATGAACAAGCCGTAAGCAGTTGTATTAGCTGCTACGGTGCCTTCGCTCTTTCCGTTTAATTTCCAGCCCACCCTAGTACCAGATGACTGGTTTGAATCAGCTTCACCTAGAAGGCGAACCATTGTAACTGGTGTGCTGTTTGCTGCAAGATGAGCTTGTGCTGCATACATTGCATAGGTTGGGACTTTTTTATTCCCTTCTCTCCATACATCCAAATCGGAAGTACCCCTTCCGCTGATTGGATTTCCAAAGATAGCATACAAATCGCTGAGGTTTGTAACTCTTACCGGCTTCATCGCCGGTCCTCTCTCAGTTTGGCCGATCAATAGAGGCCCAACTTCAGTTGCTTCAACAGGAAGCACAGATTCATCAACCTCGTTAAGGACGATATCTGGAGATATGAAATCAAATTTCTTTGGCATTTAAAAACTCCTTAAATAATTCTTATCACAATAAATAGTAGTTCTAATGCTTAAAAGCACTAGTCTTTGTAATCATTGTCTTTTGTCTTATGAGGGATTTTATCACCGACCATAGTCCTTTCACCGGTAAAGACTAATTTTGCTCTATTTTGTCGTCGCGATAAGGTAGGCTTATCCCTAGAATACCCCTCTCCTATTAAATACCCTTGAACTTTTATATCTATTTTTGTTTCAAACATTCTTTCTTCTTCGCCAAGATTTGTTGTGTTGTTATTCATAGACATGTCTTGTTGTATGAAGGCTTCATAGCTATGACCATCTTTTTTAAAAAAGAATGAATTGATTTGACCAGTGGATGTGATGAACGGCTGCATTAAGTCATTCATTTGTTGTTGGTATTCTGTTCTCAGAGTAATGGAATAAGTAACAGCAACATACACAGGTATTGGAGAGTTTAGTGTATCATAAACAACTTCGCTGTTTTCATCTTGCTTTCCTGTTTGTTGGTTACCCTTAGTTATATTATTCTGTCTATTATTTTGAAACTCTCTGGTTCGGTCTTGATTGGTTGATCGTGCAGCAGGAGTTGCACCACCTCTAAAATCATTCTGCTCATAAAGGTGTGCTTGAAAGATTCCTTTGAAATTAGGATCTTTTGTCACGGAAGATCTGTTAACAGTGATAAGGGGAAGGATTAACTTTCCAACTTTGTCTCTGATTCGCTGATCGCTTTTGATTTGCCAAACTCTCTCAGTGCCAAGCCAAAGAACAGGCGCTTTGTAGATTCCTTTATTAGTTTTAGTATGTAGGTTCAAAGTTTCATCAACCCATTCATACATGCCTGTATCAATGGTTTCTAATGATGATGCTAAAAACTTCACTGGTCTTGTCTCACTCTGCATTGAAAACTCCGTCTCTTGCTCTTATACAATCTGCTATAATTTCAAATTGTGTATCGGCTTGACCAAAAAGGTGTTTTGGTTCATTTAATTTTACAATTTCATAAAAGATTTTTCCGTATTTTACAAAATCACCTTCTCGTACAAACAGGTTCTGATCTTCGGTTAATCTTCTTTTGTGAAACATTATCTTTAAACCAGTCTTTTTATCAAGTGCCAAGTTGTCAACAAAATTTGTTTCAACACCTTGATATTCAACTCTTGCAAATACACGAACTGGTGGGAGAAATGTTTTTTCAATTGCTTCTCCATATAAAGGATGAAAATTGGTATGGTCAATGTCAATCGGAAAGTAAAGAAGCTGTTGTCCAACAACTCGCTCAATAATTTCATCATTAACTTGTTTTACAAGATTCTTTTCTTTCTCTCCGAAGAACATCGGCGGGGGAGGAGAATCTGGTTTTGACCACTTATTATCATCTGACATTCTATTACCTTCTTATTTTT